TCATTGTAAAAATTGCAACCCTTAATGGTTTCTCTTCTCCAAGACAAGATTTGGTTGAAAATATTGGACAATCTATTGGGTCAAAGAAAGTTGGTAAGTAATTTCCTTGGTCATCAACCTTAACTTCATATTTTGAAGACACGCTTTGTTCCTGAACATAAACATCTGTTACTGGAATAGCAATATGTAAAAACTTATATCCTCTTTTTGCTAATCTTATCCATAAATTCCAATCTTTAAACTTTGGAACAGTTTCATCAAATCCACCAACCTCTATTAAACACTCTTTTCTTGTCATAACAACTGGCATAGCAATATAATTCATTCTCTGTAACATTTGAGGGTCAAAATCAATAGACCAACCAACTTTATTAATCTTTTTACTAACTCTATTCTTTTCTTGGCTGTGCCAAATATAATCCCCATAAACAAAATCAGCACCTGATTGAGAAAGATAATTATAAAGAACCTTTAATGCATCTTTTTTATAAACATCATCATCATCTAAAAAAGCGACATACTTTCCTGTTGCACTTTTAATACCAAAATTCTTTGGATATGAATCTGAACCATGATTTTCTGGTAATCTAATATATTTTATTCTTGAAAGATGTTGTGGATTCTTTTTAATTAAATCTTTAACAACTAATCTTGTTCTATCAGTAGAACAATCATCAACTATAATTAGTTCCCAATCTTCAAAACTTTGATTAAGAACAGATTTAACTGACCTTTTAAGTAATTTACACCTGTTGAAAGTGGTTAAAACCACAGAAACTTCTGTCATAAAATTAGGATTATTTATTGGACAAGGATTAGTTCCCTAAATGGACAGGGACATCCGAGAACTATTCCCTATCCAATAGATAATTCCAATTCTTTGTCCTTAGGAATTGTTTAAACTTTTTAACTTGATAAGGCTTAATAAATTGACCAACCATTTTCAATATTTTGTTTAAATCTCTATGAACAACCATTTTATCTCCAACCTTTATATTATATTCTGGAATATTCTTATCATAAACTTTACCATGTGGAATTGAACCAATATGTTCTCCTTTATAGGTTAGGCTATCACAGCCACCATGATACTTTGTTTCTGGATAACCATATCTAATTACTTTAATATTTCTATCAAGCAAATGTATAGCTTTGTCAAATTCCCTTGCTGAAAGACTAATCATAATTATATGGGGGATATTATTTAAAGGGAATCCCCCGTAACCCAATAGGTTAGTTAGAACCTAATGTCGCAGTGCTTTCCAAACGAACAGCTTTTTGGTCGGATAATTTTTCACAACTTGCCACAAATGTATAACCATAGGTGTTATAAGTCTTCAACTCTGAAGCTCTCCCTGGTTCATTCATGATAACTTTTAATCTTCCTAATTCTGATAATCCAAGATAGTCTTCTCCAACAATCATGGTTCTATAAAGATTAGCATCGGCTGAGCCAGAGTTAATCATAATAGTCATTGTTGGTGCTTCCTTAAATCGGACACCATAAATTCTTCCAATTTCGCCAGACATGTCCCATTTAACTGTATCTCTGTATTTTACAAAATCAACCCACTTGGTATCAGTTTGTAAATCATAAGTTACATCAGGGTGCATTAAACCAGCGTAGTCTCCACCTGCAAAGGCAGGGACACTTGAAAGGTGAAGTAAACGAACAGCTTTACGAATCTCCTGAATCGTAGCTGTGCAAGCTTTTACTACATCTGAACGATGAACTTTAGCCTTTGCATATAAAGCAGTTCCGCCAGCGATAGCCACATCTCTAACAATATTATCAAGAGTTTTTGCGGCATCTTTTGCTAAATCCTTCATTATTCCTTCACGAACCCCTGGAAGGGCTGTATCCATGAATAATGTTGAATTCTGAATAAGATTACCATACTCTGCTAATGTGCCAGAAACACGACTTGCAACTGAAGAACGAGCGGTTGGGTCTGCTCCTTCGGTTAAAGATGCTCCAACAGGATGAATCTTACCGAGATTGCTCCACCAAACCACAGTTCCATTCCCAGAAGGGACTGGTGCTCTTTTTGCTATGTCTGCATAGGTTAAGTAGTCGTAAAGATTAGAAATGAAATAATTATGCCAATATTGCTTTCGTATGTTAGTTGTACTTGTTGTTCCAATAGCCATAACTTCTCATACCGCCTGTCTTACAATTTATTAGCAACCTTTTGTTCTAATCGTCAAGCCTTCCACCTTTTGGAAATAATCCACCATGACTTTTGAGATAAGCTCTTTGCTCCTTCAAAGGAAGGGCTGAAAACTTATTATCAGAAATCGTGTCAGATATTGACTCTTCAATAGAACCTCTCCCAGTCTCAACTTTAACTTTTGGCTTAGCAACAGGAATAGAAGAAAAATTCTCAACAACAAGTTGGTCATAACTTTTATTGGGATAAGCTTTCTTTAATCCTGTTAATGCCTTAGAAAAAGTCTTATGCGTAGGATTACTCAATAAATATTCATCAATTTCTGACTTTTCTTTTAATCCCTGAACAGTCTGTCTAAGTTCAGCGTTTTCACGCTTAGATTTAACAGAATCAAGTTCTTGGGAACTACCAGCGTTGGTAGCAATGTAGTCTTTGATGTCCTTTAATGAATAACCTAAGCCTTCAAGCTCTTTAACTTGAGCCAATTGTCCTTTAAGAGATTCGTTTTCACCTTGAATACCTCTCTTTTCCGCAACAATTTGGTCAACACGAGCTTGAGGAACTCCTTGTTGAACTTCTTCAACAGGAAGTGTAGCTACTTCTGGAGTTTCCTCAGGAGTAACTTCTGGTGAGGTGGAAGTTTCCTCTGGAGTTGCTGGTAAAGATTGTTCCTCAGCAGCAGCTGCGTTAATTTCATCCTTTGATGCTTGTTCCATAAACATCCTCATTTTTTAAATGGAGTTGTATCTCCATCTAATTTTAACGGAATTAGTAACCGACCTTTCATTTTTTTACTTGGTTGTTTCCAAGTTATCCAAATCTATTTTGGCTTTTATTCCAGATGCTCTTATTCCTTTAAACTCTTCTATGATTTTAATAATCTTCTTTTTGGCTATCTGATTTGCTTGTAATTCTTTAAGAGTTTTAATTCCATCTATATCGTTCATATCTGCTACTTTTTCATCAACCATTTTCTCAAATATCTTCCAACCATTAGTATTAAGGGTAACATCAACTTGAGATGCTTGATTCATTTGTTCTCCTAAGAGCTCTTTTATTTGTTCTGTCTTCATAAATTTATTGTATTACTGGTGATATTCCTGATTGTTGAAGTCCTGGTTGCCCAAGTTCTTCACCAATTTTAGGCATTTCTGGTTGAGTTCTTAAATCTCCAGTTCCAGGAGTTGGTCCACCAGCCAAACTTGCTAATCCTTGTGGCATTTCAGCTTTCTTGAAAAAGTCTTCAACATCAGCAAATCCTTGTAATTCTAACCATTTCTTAAATAATGGGATAATATCAACTTGTTGCATAACTTGTGGATTTTTTGAGGCAACTGCTAAGAAATCAATAAGTTGTTTAGACATTATTAACCTATCTGATTGGGCAGTTCTATCAACTTGAACATCAATATCAAATTTGCCATTTATTTCTTCTGGACTAACCTCTAACCAAATCTCTTTATTATCATCTTCCATTATCTTAATTGTCTTATTGGTTGAAATATTATAAAGGTTTATTTCTATAAGCATTTGTCCAAGTTCTGATAAAGAAACATGGAAATGTTCAATAACCTTATCTAAAACAGTAGTAACATTTTTTTGCTGTAAAGCTGCTTCAGTAGCAGTATCTCCACCACCTAATCCCTTTAATAGAGCAACAGCTCCACTTGCTTCTTGAAATTCTGAATTAAGCATTTGACTAAGCATTTGAATAGAGCCCTTAATATCAGAAACCTGTAATTGTTTTATATCTTTTTCAATATCAGTAACTTCAATAATTCCACCAGGTCTTGCTACCGTATCTTGTGGATTTATGCTTGCTCCTCTACGCTTCAAATACATAGATTGATTTATTAGTGAAATATTATCAAACATTTGATTCATTGTTGAATTAATTGCTTTCTGAAGAATAAGTGTTGGTTCAATGGCACCAATACCATAAAATCTATTTGATAATGGAGGAGTTTTATAAACAAATTTTACAAATGGAATAAACCCATAAGGGTTGTCGTCTTCTCGTAGCTTAACCCAGCCATCAGCGACTTCTGCTATTGTAATAATCTTTTTAGCAGTCCATCTTTCCAATAAACGAACTTTCTTAATTGTGTTGTCTGTATAACTTGACATAGCGTTATCAGAAGCATCAAAATCTAAATCAAGATTATTAACACTATCTTTTGCTATAATAAGATTTTTCATTCCTTTCTTGTTTGTATAAGAAGCATTATTTTTAACATTATCTTCTGTTGAAACTATTTCGTGAATAACAGAGTGTTGGTCTTGAATATCTTTAACATAAAAATCACAATAAAATCTTGAAATCTCAATTGGTTCAATAAAAGGAATATCTAATTCTTTATCTGCGTCATCTAACCAACCACACTTCATAACACTTGTTCCAAAGAGAATACCTTGTTTAACCCAAGTTTCAATTTTATCATAAGCACGAAGTTCTTTCTGCCATTGATATTGAAGTAATTTTTGGACTGGTAAAGCCTTCTTAGCATCTCCTTTATCTGCTCCTTTGGCTCTAACTAAGTGTTTATTGCCAATTAAAAAAGCATTAAGCAATTCTACTGCTTCATGTGTTTTTGGTAAATAAATATTAGACAAATAAGGATTCTTAGAAGTTTCTAAAGATGATTTATATGCTTCATAACATTTTCCCCAGATTCTACGCAAATCTTGAGATTGGTCACCATATAAAGAAAACTCGTCTAATGTTTGTTCAACTGTATCTTTGTCTGTCTTTGTAATTCCCTTGCCTTGATGAATTGAATGTTTCATAATTTTATGAGTAAATCGCCAAAATATCGTCTATATGGACTATGAGTTGTTTTTGATTGTTAATTTCAACTTCATCTCCAGCCCACGCATTAAATATAACTTTTTGTCCTATCATTTTTTCCCATCCTGATAAATCTCTCCCAACTTTTAAAATCTCTCCTTTTTCAATAGCTTCTCTATGGTCTTTTCTTTTTTCAAGAATAATTCCAGCTTTCTTAGCTCTTTCAATTCTTTCTTCTTCTTTTGAAAAACGCTTAATTAAAACTCTTTTTCCTAAAATTTGAACTGACATAATTTTAATTATTAAAGTGAAATGGATTACTTATTTGTGAAGGTTCTCTAAATTCGCTTGGTTTAGCCAATTCCTTCCTACTTGATTTTCTACTTAATTTTTCAAGTTGCCAGCACCCAAGTGCTAATGATATTACACAATCATCATGCATGCCAGGTGGTGCTGAATATTTTAATTTCTTTGTATTTGTTTCCCAAAAACCAAATGATTCTAATTCAGCTAAAAGTTCTGGTATCTCTGGATATGAAATCATCTTCTGTTCAATTGCTATTGAAAGTTTATCAAGAAGTTGTTTTTTACTAATGGTAGTAATTTTAAAATCTTCTACTGCCAGCCCAACTCTTCTAAGGTCATCTATAATTGGGTCTCCTAATCCTGTCGTATCTAAAACAATTTGAGCGTTATTATATCTACGAGCGGTTGCTTCTATACGAGCCTTTTGTAAATTCCAATCAATCTTTTTAAACCTCTCAAAATGAACTAATTCGTTAGTAGTGCCATCCATCACGCATAAAACTGTAAAATCAAGTAGTTTTCCTAAATCAACCCCTAAATAATAGAAATGATTTGGATTTGGACCTTCTAATTTTCCTCTAACACAACCATCAATATTTCTAAAGAATTGACCAAATCCTTCTAAAAAATCAGCCATAATTTCCTGTTGATACTCCATCTCTGGCATATCTTCAACAATTTTATCTAATTCAGCCTTATCAATATATTCATTCTCGTAAGATGAAAAATGAAATGAATCATACTCTTTATTTTCTGGGTCTTTTCCTTTAATGTAGAGGTAATAGAACCAATTCTTTCTACGAGGTGTTCCAATAAAGATTGCTTTACCCTTTCTATCAACTAAAGAAGGTCTTAAAGATTGATTCCAAGCTCTTTCATCAATCATAGCACTCTCATCACACACTAAAAAATCTAAACCCTTTCCAACTAAACTCTCAGGACTATCAGCAGATTTAGCTTCAATAACAGTTCCCATATTTGTAATAATCTTTTGCTGTCCACGAGTTGAAAATATTTTTTTAACAAGAGGTTTTAATGGACCACGACATAATTTAACAAGGTTTTCCCAAATTCTTTCAGTTAAATCATAACTTGGACCAACAATCCACACATTCTTATCTTTCTCAAATAAGTATTTTACGACTCCTACTAATGGGTCTTCTGAAACAAAATATGTTTTACCTGACCTACGCCCAGCAACAATACATTTAAAGCGAGCATTACTCTTACGGACTATTGATTGCCATTTATTAGGCTCATACCCAATCAATTCACATATTTTTTTATCGTCAAATTTCATAAATATACCTGTCTAAGCAGTTTTTCAACAATGCTTAGGTTATTAAGTTATTCTTTGGGCTCTGGGTCTTTATAAAACATATAATTTTTTGTTAAGTATGATTAAATAGACCTTTAACCTGTTTTCAAATCTTTCTTCTTTTTAAAAACCTTATCCCAATCCATCGCTTTTGGGTTTTTATTCTTTTTATAACCCCATTGCATCTTTAACCCCTTACCACCAGTCATATTAAATGTCTTTCCCATAGCTCTTCAAATGTTTAATAAAATCTTTATTCGCAATAATCTTCATCTCAACCCTTTTCTCATGCTCTTTCCATTTAGAATCTAATAAACTTTTCTTCCTATAAAATTCAAGCATAATCTCTTCTTCAAGTAATTGATTCTCGTTTAACTCTAATAAAATTTTAGCCTTGTCTTTTTTATTCATTAACAATCGATTATATTTTAATTTACCCCCCCGTGTGAGAAGTTTAACCCTTAGTTCAAGCCTTAATATCAGTAGTAAATATTAGAAAATGGGGAAAAAGTGTAAAAAAGTTTGAAAATGATGAAAAATCGTTGGATACCATATATATATATCACCTCCTCAATCCGAATCAAGCAACATTAGAGAGTCAATATAAGGCTATTTAAAAGGATTTAGGGCTATTCTGGGGTTTTAAGGGTAATTTAAGCTGTTTTATTCATAATTAGTCTTTGTGGGGGGTATAACCTAGTTATATGGTAGGTTATTTGACTATATTTAAGGCTTTTAATCTCTCTTGTTATATTCCTTATACTATTTATATTCTACCGCTGAAATAGATTCTTAACCCTATCTTCTTATCTTTCCTTTAAAGTAATTAAAACTGATTTAAGCTGTCTTTTATCTGTCTATCTAAACATCTATTATTTATATCCTTCCACTCTTTCATGACTTTTAATATCTTCCTTGTCATTTTACCTGTAAATTTAACCTCTGTTGTATATTTAATATTTTTATTCATATTTATAGCTTTTTAATGTAATAGTTAGATAAACAAGGTGTTAGATTGCGTTTTAAGCCCTTTTAATATGTTAGGTTAATAGATATAACCTTATTTTTTAAGCTTATCAAGAAAGTCAGTCATATTCATTCCCTTCTGTTCTTGGAACTTTCCTTTGACTTTTAATAGTATTTCATCATTTCTTGTTGCGACTGCTGGATTTTTTTTGTCTTTTGCTCTTTTAATAAGTCTGCTTGTTATGGCTTGGTCTGTTCCTCCC